CAGACAGCGCCTCCAGCGAATAAAAGAGCACCCCCTGTAACAGCGCCGCCCGCGCTTAGATTGGTCTGACCCGTGAAGGTGCCGCCACTCGCGGGGACAACGAGATTCCAGACCCCTAACGCACGCCCGTAAGTCTGATTGTCGGGTGGCTCTGAAATGCCGACCGAGTGCGATTCTAAATATTCGAGGGTGACCGGCTCCATCGCCTGAACCGGATCACGGCTCAACAAAACTGGGGCGTTGAATTGAACAGTGCCATCAACCCCCGACAGTTCCATCGGGCTGTCGATGTAAGCTCCAGTGCCATCATAATGATCGATAGTAAAATTTGGCGGCGAATCCCCATCGTTAAGAGTGATTCCCCAAGCATTCGGTGCTAGAATTACAGCCGGAATATCTCTTATAATGATGCCATTAACTATAGAAGGGCCAGAGTTATTGGCACAAGGAGGAATTTCACTCCACTCATTGGATGGCGGAATGGGATTGGTCCAAGGCGGGCTTGGAGCGGGCGGACTAGGAACCCATTGGTCAGTCACTATCCGAAGCTCCGCGTTCGAGTTCGGGTGACGCGGGAACCAGATGCCTTGGCCTTAGCCCAATCATTATTCAGCTTGGTGATGATAGCGTCGGCCATCTGACCAAAGTTACTCGCCGGCCCTTCTTCGCCGACTGCGTGGAATGCCGCGTTGCGCAAGCACTCCCAAAGATACATGTTCGGGTACTTTGTATAGACCCAACTGTCTGTGGTGTCATTCAGCGGCGGGACTTCGGCGTAATAGACAATCTGGTACTGAATGCCCTCCACATTGTCCGGCGTTCCGCCAAAATTGATGGTCCGACCAACAATGGTGTAATATCCGAACGCCGCCCAATCACGGAGATTGAAGAACTCATCATTCGACTTGTAGCGAATCGGGGACCATCCATTCGGCGCATATGTCGTCGCGATGCTTACTAGATACATTTCCAGCCAGTCATCAGGAAGCGTGGAACATCTCTGCGTGACCGTGTTGACGGACGGGGTGAGCATCTGGCTGACGCGCAAGTCCGAATTAAACTTCTGCTCAGCAAATGTAACATACGATTGAGTAAGGCCGGGGGTTCCGCTCCAATCGCCGCGATTTGCCCAATCCATAAGCTGATTGGTAAGAGTAGTTAGCTGCATCGGCATCAGAGGTAACCTAACAGCGCTAATATAAGCAAGATCACCAGAATAGTACCGACGCCTCCAAGGCCATAATTACCGTAGCCATAGCCATAAGGCAGGCCGAATCGACCGGAACCGCCAAGCAATGCGAGGACCAGGATCACGACCAGAATAACTACGATGGGGTTGCTCATACCCGCCCCTTCCAGATTCTAAACGGGGCCGCCTCGCTTGAATTGAGGTAGCGCTTCCAGTCATCTTCATCCCAACCTTGCGCAATTGCTGTCTCATAAACCGTAAGTGGGATGCGGGCTAACAATTTATTGGTTGTGCGCTCGCGATGATTTTCCGCGTCGCGCTTAATGCCCTCTAAAACTTCATCGACATTCTGTTCAGTAATGACGTGGAACCGTGTCGGGTCTTCGGAGTCAGTCATAAGGGTACGACGAACACCGTCATGGTCCCTTATGACTGACTTCCGCTCCACGTCCTTGACTACTTACGCCGTAATGCCGTTGAAGAGGATATGCGCGAGACTATTGCGCATCTCAACGCCCCACTCCACGACAATCATCCGATTCTCGGCATCACCGATGCGAGCCATCAGATACTGGCGGAACGCACGGAAGTACGCGACTGCGGCGTAATCGGGGTCGATAAGCAACCCGATGTCCGACGCAACCCAACGAGACGGCAGAGCTTTCACCCGACCGAAATCCGTCGCGAAAATATCGACGGTTGACACAACCTCAGTCTTGCCGACCAAGACTTGAGTGGTGGAACGTCCAATAAAGGTCGAAGCTGTCCGCTTCGGTCCTGGAGGCAGAATCCACATCGTGGGCGACGCGCCATTGGTATACGCTTGCTGCATCGCATCGTTTAGCATCGCTTCTGTAAGCTGAACGGGAGTCCCCGGAACCGGGAACGGATCAGTCGACAAGATCGGAATAGTAGTCGCAGGTGCTCCTGGCGTTCCCGGCGTACCGGGCGCAATCGCAGCGGCTGGATTGCCCGACTTATCAACGGCTCGCGCTACCCAATGGGAGAACCCTTCAGTAACGCGGGCGACGGGGGTCGTCGCATCCGAACCATCGTTGCGCGGCTGGCGCGAGCATAGCATAACTTCCATGTCCGACTTGAGGACTTTGGCAGCCATTGCCATCTGGTGCGCCATTTCAGAACCTTTGCCCGCCGCATCGGACTCTTCTTGAGTGCCCGAAACAGTGGCATCGCGTTCCGAAATTTGGGTGCAGTTATTGACCCGAACAGTTGGTGTTCCAACCGAGGGCGAAAGTTGAAAGCCTTCGACCTGGGCGTTTGCCGCGTTGACTAGCGGAAGATGTTCAGTCTGCCAATCAAAGATTCGGTTCTTGACGTTGCGCCGCCGAATAGCCGACATAACCGGCGTATCGAACGGATCGATGTTGTAAATGGCGTTCGACAAATCTTCGCGATTCGCCGTCGCCTGATACGTAGTAAAGGCGTTGGTAACTTTGGCCATGTTGATCCCTCATCGGATTATCTTCTCGAAGACCGAGGCCGCATCGTCTAAGCGACCTGATTTAGCCAATCGGCTCTGGGCTTCGTCGATATTCCGGCGTCCCGCGTTCCCTATTCGGGGTGCGGAACCGGGTGTCAACGCTCTGCCTTTTCCGGGGATAACCGCTCTTGGTTTTGCCGCCATCAACCGGTCGTATTTGCTTGCCTTCCGGAGAACACTAAGCATTCGCGAATCGTATACTGTCGCGACCTCTTGTTCCGTGAAACCATGCGACATGGCTGTTCGCCGCATCGAATTGATTTCCTTCCGGAGGGAAGCCTCGTCAGGGATCTTATTATCCATGACGAACCTCGCGAATTGATCCTTCGCGTAGGTTTCCGTGACGCGGGCTTGTTCTGCCGCCCGCTCTTGCATCGCCGCCGCTCTTTGCTGCCGCAGCGTGTTCAGTTTTTGGTCCACCGCCTCATATTGTTTTCGAAGCATGTGGGCTGATTTAGGGTCTCTTGTGAACTCCTCGTCCCAGTTCGGCTGTTGCGGGATAAGCGTAAGAATTTCCTGCTCCAACGCCGCGTTCTGGTTTATGTAATGGTCACGAGCCTGCGCAACTCTTTGCGCTTCGGCCATGACTGTCTGAGAAGCTTCGTTTACTTTATTCATCCGCTGATGGAACGTCTCGGTGCGGATGTACCCTTCTAACGCTTGCTTTAGGGAAACCTCCATCGGTTTCCCATCTACGACTACCTCATACCTTTCGGTGTCTTGCTCGGCGTCCCCGTCGGGCAACTGCTCCCCGCCCTCGGTCTCCCCGTCGCCGTCTGGAAGTATCCCTTCACCTTGTGACTCGGACTCGTCGTCACCGTCCCCTTGCCTACCCGTTTCACCGAAGTGTCCGTCGTCGGCGGAGGCATCGTCGCGTCCCGCTTCATCGGAGCGAGAACGTTGGCGACCCTGCCTTTCATTTTGGGAGGACGTTTTGCCGGATCGTGTGGAAGTCGATCCATCTTCGAAGGGGTCGCCATTCGCTCTCTCCTCTTGGCGACGCATACGAGCGTCTTCGCCACCATCTCTGGTGTCGCCAAACTCGTCGCCTTCAGTCTGACGCTCGGAGAACAAAGGCTCGGGCCTGGAACGCGCCTCGGCGAATCGGCCAGCTTGGTCGCGGGTTTGGACACGCTCAGTACTCTCGAGAGCGTTTCGAAACGCACCAGCAGCTTGATCAATTCCCTCGGGCATTCTTTAAGGCCATCTTATAATCATTGATGAGGATTGCTAACTCAGTAGCAAGGCCTTCTAGGGCGACAATTCTAGCACACAGCCGCGCGCCTGTCAAGTCCCCACCACCGTTCTCTAGGAGTTCCTGGAACCATCGTTTCCTAAGCTCAAGAATAGAGTGTTGAAACGCTTTGTTTTCAAGCAGTTGCTTCGCTAGCTCAGCGCGCTCGCGGATAGGCTCAATATCCGGTTTATGAGGCGGATCAGGGATACTCATTCGCTACCAGCCGCCGGTTTCGCCGCCTCCATCGCTATTCTCTCCCGCTCAATCTGGCCCTTCTGCAACTCTTGGATGTGTTCGAGAGCGAGCTTCTGGCGTTCAATTTCCAGCTTTTGCTGATCATAATCTGCTTTCTGCTCGAGCTGCGCTCGCTGCAGCAGAGCGGTAGCATTGTTCTTGTCCGTCTCGATATGTTGCTGGCCAATTTTCGCGGCAGCGTCCGCCTTGACTTTCTCGTATTGCGCTTTGGAAGCAACCGTCATCGGATCGGGTTCCTTCGGCGCAGATTGCATAGCTTGCAGCGTTTGCGGGTCCGGCATCTTGAAGTATCGGCTCACATTCTTGATGTTGAGCATCTCCAACATGTCCGTAACCGTATTCAACATTTCGGGGATTCCACATATCGGATTATTCAACCCCATCTGACTGACCAACGTCTGCTGATCCTGCTTGATCTGCGTGAGCGCCATCATCCGCGTAACGTCGGTGCCCTTGCCTAGAGTCGGATTAACCTCGACGTTCATCGTCGCGTCGTAAGTGCTCGGATCGAATTGCTGGAAGCTTCCGTTGACTCGGAGAATCCGCGGTGGGTTCGGGTTCTCACAGATTTCACAAAATAGACCCTGGAACAGGTCCTTAAATCCCGTCTCCGCGAGAACCCTAGCCACCAACTCGATGCGTTCCTGAGCGCCGGAGATGATCGCATCAACGCCAATCATGGTCGAAGACTGCAATGCCTTGGGGTCAAGACCCTTTGCCGCATCGGAGAGGCCGGTTCGTCGCTGCAACACTTCGTTAAGCTGCTGGATAATCGGAAGGACTTGCTGCCCGACGAATGGAGTCTGAGTGTAAGACACAGCGGTTGCCGGATCACCGCGCGTCCGAATGATAGCGCCCAAATCATCATTCATCGCATCGTCGAGATTCGTCATTAATTCATTAACGGTCATCTTCGGATTGATAGACTCCGCCAGCGAATCCAACATGCCACGGAACATATTTGACTTAATTCGCTGAATATCGAGCGTTAGATCAGCAATACTATCCCCAACGATAGTGTGACTAATAGGATCAACGCTAAAGCAGGCGAACTTAGCGCGGTTTGCAGACTCGTCATTGACGATGTGATGATCTTCACCCATCGTGCAAATATACCTAAGCTGAGTCGAACCGTTGCCTTCACGATCAACCCAAATATACCATTCCCCATACATCACCCCATCGCCAATACGAGTCGACATTCCGCGACCTTCATTACGGAGTTGAGCCTCCATCGTGAAGTTGTGGATATCCTGCGTCTGAATATAGTTGGCGCACATATCGCGGTCATAACCCATCGCGACCAATTCATCGATGTAAACGATGCGCTCGTGGCCAATGATTCTTGACCGGGACAAGCTCCTCGCGTAACGGTCAAGACGCATCTCCTCTGGCGGAACGCCTGCTACTTTGATGATCGGTTTCGAAACAGTGAACTCAATAACCACCTGAGGAAAGAGGCCAGTTTGGCGATCAACCGGATCCGCCTGGACAACTCTCGCTCCGGGGGACTCTTGGAGTAACAGTTGAACCTGCATCTGGTTAACGTTGGCAAATGTCTTGTAAGCTGTCTGAACATTGTCATCGGTCCACCACTTCACGAATCCCGTCTTAACCGTCATCGCGTCTTTGAATGCGCCGTAAAGGATCAGGAATCCCGGATTGTCCTGCCAGAACGTGTAATTCACGTAGTTCGTAGCCTGTTCGGCGATCGCGATTTCCTGCTCAGTGCGCGGAATGATCGTAATGACATTCTCCGACGCAGCGAATATGCGGATGAGAGAGGGGAGGATGCTAAGAATCGCATCGCGAACATCGGTAGACACAAACGTTGACTTGTTTAGCGTCGCCGAATTGTAACGGTCATTCAGAATATCGCCGAATGTCAAATTCGGGTCGGTCAGAATGCTCGAAGTCTCTTCCGGAGGCAAGCTCCCGATGCTTGGAAGCATCCCGTAATAATACTTCTGCGCCTCGTCGCGATATTTCGCGAGCACGGAGTTCTCATAATCCCTCGTGTCGTTGATCAGCGAATCGATGAATTGCTGATACGAATCGGGATCACCAGGATCGTACTGCGAAGCTGTTCCCTGATCCTTGAAGGTATAAAACAGACGTTCCATACCCCCAGCGGCTTGCTGCGTGTAAGACATATCGTTATCCTACCATCTGGAACGGCCAGCCGTATTTCTGAGCTTGAGGCAGAGCATTAGGAGATGGCCCATAAGGGGTGCCCGTCGAGCCTTGCTTGTTCATCGAGGGCTGCGGCGAATTATTGAATATATCATCGGGGAGGTTCTGGAACATGCCACCGACGTTGAATCCACTCCCGCCACCTTGTGGGTTTGCTGCGAGCGCGCCTCGCGGTTGCTGTTGAGGCTGAGCTTGCTGCGGGAACTGTCCTTGCTGCCCCCAACCAGCGTTCTGGGGTCCGCCGAAATTACCTGCGGTGTAGATCGGGGCATTGCGAGGGCCTTGAGCGCCCCCACCGACGCCGTACTGAACCAGCGAATAGTTGGGGTTAAGATTGTTCCCAGTGCGATTCGCGCCTAGGGGCGCGGGAATGCCCGGAGAGGGCGCTCCGCCGACATTCGATGGGTTCGGGCGTGGCGGGCCAGCAACAGGGGGCCGCCAAGCGTGCGACGGTGAATTGGGTCCGGCCGGAAGGAGACGCTCATCAACGTTCTGAATGGGCGCGAGGCGATCCGCATTGCCCATTCCGGGACCAGCATTCTGCCCCGGCATTGGCCCGCTCCAAGGCGACAGCGAATTGGTAATGTCCGCGCCCGCGCGCGGGGAGGAAGAAGGTAGTTGGCCCGCACCGGGGAATGCACTCATATCATTGCCGACACCCGGATAAGCTTGAGCGAGCAGCGCATCAAGCCACGGAGGATTCTGACTGGCCATTTAACTTCTCCACGTCACCGCTTTCACGGCCCACATCTGAGCAGTCTGCGCCTCGGTAATCGCGACCGAATACATGCGTTTCACTTCGGGATTATCCGACTCTTCGCGCGCTTGATGGCAAAGATCAATAAAGAACGCCGCCGCAGCTTTCAGCCCGAGCACCGCATCGTCGCCGCTGGGGTTGAAGGTATATCCGACGGCGCGTTTGCCGAAGCTCATCACCGGCTCATCCATTATATTGTTCCTCTAAGGCGTCGGCGAAGTGGTCCTTGGTGTCGCGCGGAGCTTGCATATCCGGCGACCAAGTGGAAACTGGTGGCGAGGGTTCTAAAAGCGTCAGCAGGATGAGACGCCCAATCGTGTACAGGTCTGCCGAGACGGGAGCGCTTATAGGCACGTAGAGCAGACATTCCCTTGGTAGTTGTGTCCTTGTTGAACCAGGAAATTCCAAGAATGCCGCGAGTAGCGGCGATTCCGTCCTCGGGAGATGCAAGGGGAGCTGTAATAATAGGCTCGTCGAGAAGCTCTCCGAGAATCTGTCGTCTTGATTGTCCAGTCGCAAGTTCGCGCGCTTCCACGTCATGTGGGAGACAATGCGCCTTATATTGGTATCGAACAGTCCCGCTTGGACCCAGCTTCTTGCTGTTGATAACTCTAGCGTAATGTGATAGAGGCTGCCCGTAGCTCTGGTAGTAATCGATGACATGCACTTCGCGCCCGCATATTTGATAAAACCAGATACACATGGCGTCGTGAATGCCCAAATCCCATGCAGTAATCACCGGCGAATTAAGGTCCCATGGCACTTTGTCGATTCGGCCCTCCGCCATCATCTGATTCAATGTCTCGGCGTAATAAGATCCCTCAATTGGTGCCTCGAATGAGCAGAGCATCTCACGAGCGAATTCCTCCGGTGACATGTCGGATTGCATCTGCGCCACTTCATGCGGGGCCAAAGCATCGGTGGCAGTTACCGGAATAATGTGAATGTCCCAATCGGGGCTGGACAAATTTTTCTGCATTAATGCGTGAAAGTGATCGTCGCCATTGCTGGTTCCGGAGACGATGCCGAATCCAGAATAATCAGCAAGACATGGCCGAACGACGCTAGAGAACACAGCAGGATTAAGAAGAGGAAATTCGTCGAGTACGATTCCATCAAAATAAACACCGCGCATCCTCTCATAAGCAGCTGATCCGCCATATAACCGAATCGATGCCCCATTCGGGAGCACCGTCATCAAATCCCCCTCATAAAACCGAATATTTGGGATCGGCTCGGCGTAGTGTTTAGCATAACCCCAAACCAAGTCTTTTGTTTGATCGAAACTGGGTCCAACGTAGGCATATCGCGGCGGGGGATCTTTGCGCTGGAGCTTGAGGGAAGCGCGGAGTAGATGGTTATACTCCGCAACGGTTTTGCCTGCGCGTCGGTGAGCGCACACGAATTGGAATCGCTTAGCGGAAGCGTGAAGTGGGCGAAAGTGACTACGCGGAACATAGGGTATCTCTATTCGGCGAGGCTCAATAACGTCTGCCAGTTCAGCGTCCATTAGCGCGGCGGGATAAGCATATCGTGACGCGCGGGAACGCAATTGCACCAGTCCAACGGCGAATTAAGCTGGCTCCCGATGACGTTATGATACGCATTCATCTGTAGATTCTGCGTATTCTGCATAGCGAGATGTTGCATGGCTTGCGCATATTGCGCATTCTGCAGTTGCGCAGTCTGTTGCAATTGCTGCGCTTGAGCAACGCGCGAATCCGGCGGGGGCGGGTCGCAATGGCGAATGGCGAATGATTCCCGCACCGCCGAATCGATGCGCCATTGCAGCACCCTGTTATATGCCCGCAATTCCTCTATCGCCTCGTCTTGCTGATTCGCGCGGTTCAGCAAGAAATCCCGTTGACGCTGCACTTCGGCCATCATGATTTGGCTTGCCGCGAATACTTCGCGCTGGCGTTTCGCCACTTCTCTCCAACTGCGCGCCCGCGCGCGGGCCGAATTGAGAGCCCTCCGGAGTTTCCGAATGACTAACGCGGCGTCCACTGCAGCGAATTCAGCCTTCATTTGCCATCTCTCCCTCGATAATAGGCGAATCATCGCCATCGTTCGACAGCGGGGTTCCGTCGGCCCACTGAATTAGGATGTTACCACCCTCCGAATTGATATTAATCTGCTTACCGGGGCCGGTGCCATACCCGCGATTACGCCCGAGGGAGCTAGCTACATATTTTGACATCGAATCACGGCGGGCCGAATCGATGGGGTCCCACAATGCGTCCTTGATATTCTCTTCAGCCTTGTCGACCAGCTGCTCCCGCGCTTCATTCTGCTCTGCGAGGAGCCTCGGCGAATTACTAATAAACCGGCGAAGCCGAGAAGGGGCGACCTTGAGGCGAATAGCCGCCTTGGGGACGCTGCCGGACTCTAACCATAAGGCCGTGCGAACCTCCTCCACAGTCAGAGGGACACTGTCCGGCCTCTCGTCCCACGGAGACGTGGGTAGAGGGATCAGGTCCTTAGGAAATTCGACCAAGGGCCACCCAATTGTCAGCGTACTCAATTGTAGCACACGCGGGGGCGCGTGTCAAGTTACCTGGGGTGTTCCAGGTCGTGACATGCGGAACACAAGAATACTACATCTAGATGCGAATTTTTCTGATCATAGTGTTTATGATGAGCTTCCAGCGGACCCTCTGAATTGCACCCCTGACATCTGTTCGGCTTAATGAGGTGGCCACGAGCGATGGCTATATTTGTTTTGGCCCTCACCGAATCTAATTTCATGTACTCAGGATTTCTTCGATGCCTGCGGATATTTTCCCGGCGCATAGCTTTTAGTCTAGGGTCCATATTGTATACATGTCTACATTCTCGGCACCATCCACCAGAATTTTGGAACTCGCTCGCAGCAAATTCCTCTGGGGGCTTAGATATTTTACAGCGGCTGCACATTTTCATGGGCATATTCTAACACACGCAGGGGCAGCTGTCAAGTATTCTTTCTAGGATGTAATACATGGATATTCGTTCCGAGCGCGACGGGTCCCGCGCAAGTTGCGTGCCAACAACCCGGAATTGCAGGGGGTTTTGCGAAACTATAACTACCTAGAGTTGCAGGGCTCTCCTTGTCGGGGTCTACAACTCGGAGTTGGTTAACACTGTACACCCGCGATGCGTTGACAGCGTGGTCGCGCCGTGGTAGAGTGCGTCTGTGGTTGGGACGGCGAGCACAACGCAAGCGCCAGCCACAGGAGAACCACCATGGTACGCAAGACACACAAAGGCGGCAACGTGCTCGAAATCGTGCACAGCGCCCCCGCAACCGCACCCGAGCAAGCACCGGTTGTGCTCGACGCGCCGGTTGTAGCCCCCGCGCCCAAGACGGTCGTCAAGACCGCGTACAAGCATCGCTACCAGGACAAGGCAAAGGCGCGCGGCCTCACCGACAAAGCGAGCAGGCGCGGCAACGGCGATTGGTTGCAACGCGAGTTGCAAGCCGAGACCTGCGACAAGCAGGGCCGGTTCGACCTGCAGCGCTTCGAGGCGATCCTCGACGCGAACGGCGTGGACTACTCGCGCTGGAACCGCACAAGCCACGGCTGGGTTGGCCGGGTGCGAATGAGCGGTTCACTCGTTCTGCGCGGCGTGGTCGGCAAGTCGGGCCTGTTCCGCACGCCAGAACACACGGTCGACCTGAACAAGATCGCCACCGAGGGCGACGCAGAAGCCGCCGCATTCCTCGCCAAATGGGCGAACTAATCGCCTGGGCGCTCGCAATAGCGAGCGTCGTTCTCTTCTACGCCAACTGAGAACACTGAATGCCCTGGCGCAAGCTGGGGCATTCGCGTATGTGTGCGGCGTTCCGCCTGCGCTTCTCCTTATACTTATCCTTCCGCCTCCGCTCGGCGAGCTGCGCTTATCGATTCGCCTTGTTCTAGAACCACGCCGAAGAGGGCGAATGAGACTTAGAGGTAGAGGCGGAAATAGAGGCGTAAGCAGAATTAGGCGTGCGGCTGTGGCGATTCGTGCGTGGCTTTTGTTCGGGGTACCTGCGAAGAGATCCCCCCGCGCCGCCCGCCGCCCCCGAAGCTCCCCGCCTTACGATGTTACGACATTGCACCTACCCCTCCATCCCGCGTTCTTACCCCGTACCCCGAAAAAAAGACACACACAAACTTACACGGCGCACTCCTTATTGGCGATACACAGAACGACCTCTACGAATTCCGCCTCCGGTCCCTTCTGTATTCGCTGCGGCAAGCGAGGATTGACAGAGCCGCCCCGCTGTGGTACAATTCACTCACGGCCCGAGCGCCGTACACAACGGAGCGCCTAGATGACAAATGACGACAACTCCAAATTCTTCCCAGCACACACCGAGATGGTGCAAGAGACAGTGCAAGAACTAACTGAAGCTGCCATGACTTTCTGGCAATCCGCCGAGGCACCGACAGCAAACGACATGGACATTCTATTCACCGCCCTCGCTGAACACGACCACGGAGCAATCGAGGAGTTATTCGATCGCTTCAAGCTCACCACGCCATGGAAAGAGGACTAATTCGATGAAGCTCATTGTTCCAGTAGAGATCGAAGTGGACGGCAACGACCACACGATCGAGCAACTAATGCAAGCCGTGGAGTTTTGTCTAAATGACGAAGCATACCAGGACGCACGCAAATTCGCTGACGCAGAGGAACTAATGCCAGAGCTGGAAATCATCAGCTTGCGCGTTGTCTTCCCGGAACACACAGGGGCACCGAAATGAAAAAGTGGATTGCTTATCTGATGGACAACGACACCGTTGCTTATGGCTTGGGTGACGTCGGAACGGGCGGCACCAAAGAGCAAGCCATAGCGAACCTCCGTTCCATGTGGGAAGCCGGAATCGTGGACGATTCGGTGGATTTGAAACAAGCTTGGAACGAGTCAGTCGAAGATGGCGAGGCCATTCGCGGGTGGGGAACCGACAAGATGCGTCTATTCGCACAGGAGATCACAATATGAGCCGAATCAAACGACACGGTCTATTCACCTGCTGGCGCGCCGATGAAGTCGCCGAATGCCTCGATGGCGTTCCCGATTCGATCTATCGCTTCCTGTGGGAACGCATCGTTCCACTGCAGGAGCCGATTCACACAAGCGACGGAGAGGCGCGATTTGAAGAACCTACCTTCGATTCGCCGTTGAGCAAGTTCTGGAACAAGCTCCCCGAGGAATACAAGCGCCAGCTGAACCGACTAGCCGAACAGCACATGCGCAAATAGGACTTGACACCGTGCGCCCCCTGTGGTAAAATAGCCACAGGGGCGACACACACTGGAGTCAAAAATGGCGACAGCTAATAAATTGACACTACCGCAACAGTTTGCTATATTCGCTGCGTGCAACAAACGCGAAGGCATGAAGCCTAAACACCCGTCTCCAGAAGACCGATTGTTTATGGAAAGTCTCGCGTATCATTTTAACGTCTCGCCAGCCACGATCGCAATGATAGCCGGAGCGCATCCGCACAGCTACAAATTCGCGTGGCAAGAATTTCAGGCTCTAGGCTTAGAAGCTATGTACGAAAAGTATAAAGGAGAGCTAGCGTGAATCCTTACAGAACTAAGCTTACATTCGCTGCGCGTTGCGCAATCTTCGCTGGGCATTGGCATAAATCGTATAACTACCCAGAACTAGCGCTCGCATTCGGCGTGAACGAAGAGACGATAGGCAAGATCTGTCGCGCGAATGGTAGGTCGCGCCATTACAAAGACGTATTCAGGGAATCAAACAACCTGGGCGTCGAGCGAATGTGGGGCCAATATTCAGAGAAGATCGACATCGAGAAGCGAATCGAAAACGCGCGGATGGAACGCGGCACACGCAATCCGCACATTCCTGAGTATTACGTAGATACCGGCCCAGGCACTTACTATCTCAAGAATTCAAAGGGCGCGCCAGTTGCTGTAAAAATTAAGCACGTAGATGAAATTCTCAAAGCTGACCCAGACGCCACAGTAGCTGAAGGGGCGGATTCCAATATTGGTACCCCAAATTCAACTGTTGGACCAAGAACACAGACGAGCCGTGGGAAACGATCAACGATGTTCTGCGTTATTTTGCTGCGTTTCCGGATGAGCTTGACAATCTGTAAACGGCGTTTACGAAATTCTCGGTAGAATCGAATCTTGACAGCGATCCCGCGCCGTGTTAAAATGGACGAGTTCACAGGAGACAGGAATGGCAAAGGGTGACACATATTCGGTGAGTCGGTATAACGGGCAGTTCGCCGTTACAAAGTATGACAAGCTCGGCGGCGAGGGGGACGTTTACTTCGTCACTCAAGACTTCAAGGGTGACACGTGCACCTGTTATGCGAGCAATAAGCAAGACTGCCGCCATCGACAAATGGTGCGCATCTTCCAGGACAAAAAGCGTATCGATTCGGACTGGCGTTTCAATTACGATGAGAAAGTGGAGCCAAAGCGATGGCGGAGTATAAAGTCATGAACACTAATGAATTCAGCGTCTACCAGTTCTTCAAAGGAGGCGGGCAGGAAAAGGTCCGCGAATTCGTCTCAGGAGAGGAGGCAGTAAAAGCGTTTCACCACTACACTAACAACGTCGCAAGCCGCGTGGGCATCACCGAACGCGTCATTATCACAGACGGCGGCGATTGCATAAACATGGAATGGATCCGCGGCAAGGGCGTCACGTTCCCGCACGAACTTGCCGTCGATCCGAAAGACGAGGCCGACATGAAGAGAATCGTCGTTGATTTCCACACCAAGGAGGACGGAGAATGAAAGTGCACATCGAACTAGAAGTGATCGGGAATTCGGTGTTTGTGACGGAGGCTAAGGTCATCCCTGATCCGCCGCGCCGTAAGCCGCGAACACCAGTCACCAAGCGGCAGCGTTATCTCTGCAAACTCGCCCGCGACAATGGGCATGAAGAGGCGGCAGCGTTCATAGAGGAATTCGTGAATACGCGGGGCTATCGAACAGGCTACGACCCCATTGTGAAACGCGATTGGCCAGAATTCGGCGCGTTGGTACCGGAATGGCAGTAGTCGAAACGCATCTTGACAGGAACCTGCGGTCATGCTAGAATTCGCAGGTTCACACGGAGGCTCTAATGAAAACACTGCACCACACTTATGTCAAGAAGGCCGCCAGAATCGGCGTTCAACTCACTCTGCAGGACAACCAAATTCGTGCGTTCTGGCCCGAGCGTAACCTAGAGATATTCGCTGCCAATGGCAAGGAAGCTATCGAATTGATGGAACAGGCGCAGAACATGGCGTATCAAGACGACACAGCCGACCACGCGGCGGTAAGGCTTCAGAAAGAAGTGATGGCCAGATTCATTGAGGATCCGGTTCACACAATCGAGGGCGTTCCTACCAACGGCAAGCAGGCATACCACAAGGGCTACGTCGCAGGCGATTGTCCATTTGCTGAGGATGACCCAAGAGCTGAGCAGTGGAACACCGAATGGGACGCTGCCGCCGATGAGCCGATTCCGCCGCCTGAGGAGGAAGAAAAAAAGCCAGCCAGCGTCGTTAAACCGAAGTACCGCGCAATCTACGCGGAACTCGGTCATCCAACCACCTGCGGCGATGAACTGGCAATGAAGATCGACAACCTCGTCAAGAACGCTAAAGGGACGAATATCGAGTACCTTGACGCTATCCTCGCGGCGAACCAAGTCGATATGACCAAATACAATCGAACCAGCCCTGGTTGGCAAGGGCGCTATCGAATGACCGGCAGGAATATGCTGGCCAAGCGAGTTCACGCGAATGGCGGCGTGCTCAAGCTGCCCGACACTACCGAATTGCGAATGAGCGCCGATTGGATGAGTTCACAGCGCTTCCAGAAGTAAGTAGGGATTGACAGCGTGCACGTCCCGTGTTAATGTGGGGCGTGCACGAGCATTGGAGAACCACCGTGAACATGACAGAGAAAGAATGGCAGCAATTCGCCGCTGCTAAGAAGCTCGATTCCGCAACGGGGCAGCGAATCACCGAGCAAGAATCCGAAATGTTGCCCGGAGACGCTTGGAGCGTTCATGAACGATTAGGCATGCACAAGCGCCCGCCCGATCCACCGAAGCACTGGCGATGGAGCGACGAATCGCTAACTTTAGCCACTGTATTCACCGGCATCGCCTACATCGCAATGTTGTGCACCGCAGCATACTTCATCGCAAAACTGTTTGGAGGCTAATATGAAAGCGCGTAATTTGTATAACGAGGCGGTGACAAAAGCCGCTGCTTGTATCATCGCCATGTCTGATCCCGATAAAGGGATGGAAGCCCTCCAAGATTCATTAACCGAGTTCACGACGGATGTTAAGGCTAAGATAGCCACGACTCTGTTGGAAGCTTTGGCTGATATGAAGAGTCTGTCTACTAAAGAACTGCGCGAAATAGCTAACAGGAAGGACCACTGACATGGAACTAGACAAAGAGTACGTCACGCAGCTGGAATTGTTGATTGATAAATTCGATCTCGAATCGGTTATATCCGCGCTGTCTTATATCTGCAGCGAAAAGTCCGTCCACATCTCTGAGAATTGGCAGGATGTGAAGCTCGCCAAGCAATGGATGCGACGCTCCATCGTTCTCGATTCGATCACTAGGTTGCTCGAAGATGGACGATTGGAGGTTTGAGATGGCTGGGTTCACCTACAAGTCATACAACTTCGTAGACAAAGACCCCATCATCGATGAGATTCGCACCGTTTATGAAGATTCGGGCGTGAACTATCAATGGATTCACGAACAATCAGGCGTCTCGAAATCGACGCTCGTTAATTGGTTTAGCGGAACTACCAAACGTCCGCAAGCAGCGTCGATCAACGCGGTTCTGCGGGCGCTTGGCTACAAGCTTGGTGTGGTCCCGCATTCAGAGCCGGTGCAAGTTCGGCCAGCGATGGAGCAGCCGAGTGTAAGGCACGTAGTGCAAATGGCAAGGTACAGGAGAGGCAAAAATGGCTAAGATAGAAATGAAAATTAGGATAACGTCTGAAGAGTTCATGAAGATGATAGCGCGTTATCTCCCGTTCGAGATCGTTTCAGCGGGGGAGTTGATAGAAACGCCGCCTCCTGCCATTTTCGCTGAGAGGCTCAAGAAAGTTAAGTTCGATAGTGTTGCTAAGGTGCGCAAGATGCGGCCGATGGACCTCACCAAGGGCATGAACGCTGTTGTCATAGAAGTTCTAGCCGACGGCAAAACTCACACGACCGCCGAATTGATCGAGGCGTTAGTCAAAAATAACTACGCCAAGGACTCCATCAATTCGCTGGTCGTGCGGCTCGAGAAATTTGGGTTCATTCAGCGGGTGAAAACCGGATATTGGAAGAGGATAGAGCATGCATTATCGAACCCCCAAGAAGCCAGTTGAGCCGAGGCATTTGCTGGCTGCTGAGATCATGCGGCAACAAATGAGGTTAAAGTTGGCTGACATAGAATTGATAGCTTACTTGATGACGTTCTTCACCGACGTCGATTTGAAGCTGATCCTGGAGGAGATGCGTTCTAGAACGTAAGAAGGTAGACTTGACAGGCGCACGCGGGTGTGCTAAGATGGTCCTGCGCCGTGAGGCGTGCTCTGTGTCCTTGGAGCTTGAGGCGGGCAGGGGAGTCACAACCCGACGGGGTTCCCCGGTCCGCCTCTACAAGGGCGGCCCAAGGACACAAAAATGGAACCACCTGCCCTATTATCAGCCGACGAATGGTCCGCTGTCAATACCCAAAGGGCGATAACAACCTCAGTAAATCGTGAAATAGTCAAGGTGGGGGCTGTCTACCTCCGCTCGACGAGCAAGATTCCAGTCAATGACAACTGGTCGGCGAGTAAGTATCTCGACACCAACTTGCAGGATTGGATTGATAATGAGCTATTCAAGTGGAATAACGTCGGATTCAACCTGCAGCAAGGCTGGGTTGATATCGACATTGACGGTGACGATTCGGACTACAACAAGTGCATCCACCAAGCCATGCAACACGTAGGCGTCGATTGCCGATTGGCATTTGGTAGACGGAGTGTCGGAGCGCCGTGTCACCTCCTCGTCCAACTCCCGGAAGAGGAAGCGCGCTCGTTCGAAGACTTCAAGCGATTTGAGCCGAAGCCAGTACGAATTAAGAATCAAAAGTTCTATACTGAAATTCGATCTGGGGACAATCAATCCGCAGATGCAAAGCAGACTGTTGTTCCTGGCTCTATCTATGTTGAGGGAAGTCGAGCTGATATTTCGGTATGGTGGAACGGACAAGGAAGCGTCGCTAAGTCTCTTAATGAGCTTACGCAGACAACTCCAAGAAGCGTTAATTTTGATTGGCTCATTCGAGCAATCGCTTTCGGCACCATCCTCTACCTCATCAAGCCTCAATGGGTCGCCGGAACCCGACAGCAAACCGCCCTCCAATTCAACGGATGGCTCGCTCGCGTAGTCGATGAAAGCTACGCCATGAATAACAGCGAGCAGCTGTCTCAGGAGGTTCGCTGTCCGATTGACACCGATGATATCGCTGAATCGCTGCTTCAATTGATCTGCGACGCAACGGGGGACGAAGAAGCGTTTATGCGCAAACGCGTCTACAAGGATGCGCGCAGCAAGTTAAGCCGAAATCCGGACGCCAAGATTCCCGGCTGGCCAGCGATGCGAAAGCTCCTGGGGGAGGAGATAGTACAAGCGCTGCGGAACGTTTGCATTCCGGGCACTGATACCAACGTCCTGATGCAACTGGTCGAGCAATACGTCTATAACAAAGACGATGGGCGTTACATTGACCGAATCGGATTTAAGACCGCAGTCGGCAAATTTGAATTCGATGCCGAGGATCTTTATCGGTTCCACAAGCCCGACACAATCATGATAGCGGGCAAGCCTCGCGAAGCGTTCAAGTCATTCGAGATGAGCAAGATGCGAGTGACAGTTCACGAGGCCGACCTGTTTCCAATGATTGACCCAGGCGAGATATTCAGATTGTCGCGCTCTCAAGGTGTAGTTCCGGACGAGTTTGAGGGCAACGACGCTCACTTAGTGTTCAACACGTGGCGAGGATGGAACCATAAGCCGCCCGCCATTATCGATCTGCTCCTCATGAAGCAATGCGAAGAGCGGCTTGATAGAGTTCTGGGCTGGCTCACATGCGACCGCAAGGAACAGGCTGAGTGGATAAAACAGTGGCTGGCTTGGACGATTCAACATCCCGGGGACAAGCAGCAGATCGCTTGGGTAGTTGTGGGGGGCCAGGGCGTTGGAAAATCTTTTATGGGAAACGTATTTTGTAGCGCTCTATTTGGTAATCTATATGGAATGGTGAGCGGCAAATCCATCGGCGAACGGTTCAGCGTCTCCCCGTTTATCGGTAAGATGCTTGTATTCGCCGATGAAGTGCGATTCAAGAGCCGGGATGCAGTCAACGAAATCAAGTTGCTGATTCGCAACACCAGAACTCACGGCGAATTAAAGGGGATCGACGCGCGGGATTATCACATTTACGCCCGCTTGATGTTTGCATCGAACGACATGAACCCGCGAATTAGCGAGGAGAATGTAACGGATCGCGCGCTATTCGTCACCAAGGCTTACACCCCCGAATTTATGGGCCTTAGCCAGATTGCTTTCCGCGATTGGGCGATCACGCACAAGCCATTTTTCGATGACTTCACGACTTTTCTAAAGCGGCCCACTGTCGTGGAACACTACATGCAAATGTTCATGTCGATGGCGGTGAATCGACACCTGATCGAGGATATCCGTTATTCATCGTCGCGCGAACCCGACATCGTTCTCCACAATTTGAGCCAGCCGCGCAAGATTGCCCGAATGATAATTGAGAACGGTTATCTATTCGAGGATTTGGACATATCAACGCCGTTTACCAAGACTGAATTCCTCACCCAAGTCGCTGAATTGTGCAAGAAAATTAACGACAACGCTCGCCCGTTGTACGTATTTGAAGAGTTCGACAAGCTCGGGATGCTGGAAGAGATATTCGCCGGTAAGGGCCGCAAGCTTCGGTTCAAGTGGCGCATCGGTGAATTGACGGCTAAATTCGGCGATGCAATCGGAGTATCGCTTGAGCCTAAGTTTGAATTCGGTCCCGGCGACTTTGGCCTGAATGAGCACGTCGGCGATAAGATTGTCGCTTGGAAAGGCGCACGGAGGCATAAGTTCTGAATGCTCGTACAAGGTAGAAGGGGGACTTGACAGCAACCTCGCGCTGTGGTAGGATGGGCGCGACGCTAATGTCAGTCAACAGGAGTGAGTGTAATGAGTGATGCAACGGATACCGGCAACGGCGAGGCCAAGGTCAAAAAGTCGATTGTCCCGGCGAAGTACGCCGGCAAATATAAGGACGGTGGCAGCGATGATCTCGCGAAGTTCATCAACGATATCTGCCGCGGCAAGGAAGGATTCGACTACGCCAAGTTCTTCACGCTCTGCCGCGAGAACGGGCTGCCCGAAGACAAGGTTGCGATGTACGAGGGTCAGGTCGAAGCCAAGCGTCTCGGCTCGCAAGGTCGGGCGCGGATGACCCTTCGCAACATGCTCGCTACCATCGTCCGCAAGGAGGGTCAGCTAAGGGATATTGACGGCGAAGCAGTAGACATCGAACTGCCGAAGGTTGCCCTGACCGGAGCCGCTGCAAAGGCCAAGCAGGAGACTGCGGGCGAATCGACGGCCGAGAGAAAGTTCTGAGACGACGAGAACTTTCTCGTGGGGGAGGGCGTAGAGTCCCTCCCCCATTTTCTTAGGAGGTTGATTTGGACTTTATGAAGAGATTAATGGCCTTAGTAGAAGAGGCTGAGGCCGAGCAGATCGATCTTGAGGACATCATAAATGACCTTGAGACGATGCAGGAGACGCTTCAAGGACGTCTCGATGAGGAGAAGGACCCAGAGTAATGGCAACTACACCACAGAGACCCGTTTCCACTTCATCGCCCCTGGCGTTGAAAGCGGACCCGAGCGGCAATCTTGCTCCAGAGCACGAGCGCGATCCTCGCCGCCCCGGTGAAGGTCACCGAGTCGACAGGGAGGCGGCTCGAGAAGAGCGCCGCCACGCAATGGAAGACGCGCCTCCACAGCTGAATGAGCAGATGCAGCGGAGTCGTGAAATCGAAACGATGGGCGTCGAGGCATGGAAAGCCTCGCAGGATCAGCGTCCGATCGAAGAGCAGCCGGTATTGGTGAAGGACGCCTTGCCGATTGGCGACGTTCTCAATACGCCTCCCGATGTTGGGCGGCGAGTGCCGGGAATATCGCATCCAGTTACCGAAACTCCACAAAGAGCGCCGGTCCGTAATCCGGACGGTTCATTGCCGAGAGCGTAAGCGTACGTGCGTAATGGGGGCTTCGGCCCCCACTCTTCCCAAGGACGGAGAGCAACATGTCAATGGATGTAGTTACGTTTACTAACCGCACCGTTCAGGCGGTAAAGCATCACAAGTGGTACGCGAATCGCGCCACCGAATTGAGTACAATTGCTGCGGCACTGAATCCGGACACAATCACGCACGACACTACCAAGAAGACCGCCGTTTCCGGCTTGCGCCCCGGCCACAGGCTGAATTCGGCCTTCACCAACCACGTGTTAAGGCACGTTAATGCAGGCAAGGCGGGTAATTTGTCAAATCTTGCGATGTCGAACGCGATCACTGGCGAGATGAGCAAGGTACTAGTTCCGACGAATGTCACTCCGCCGGTGATTTCGGGTACGGCGACAGTCGGCTCCACTCTCAGTTCGACGGTGGGTACTTGGAATTACGCCCCGACTAGCTATCAACGGCAATGGAGACGTGGCGCAGTCAACATCGCTGGCGCAACCGGGACAACCCACGTGTTGGTTGCAGCTGATTCAGGCACAACCGTTACGATGCAACTAGTCGCGGTGAATGCTGCCGGTGAAAGCGCCCCGATAATTTCCAACGGCATCGCCGTGGCGTGAGTTTTCTAGTAGAGGTCATACAGGAACACAGCAGCGAACCGGGAATCCTGCTGATATCGCGTAAGATGATCGGGCCGTTCCCGAGCATCGAGGAGGCTGAAGCGTGGATGGGCCTCTGCAATGCTCCGGTCATGTTCATCCACACATTAGAAGGACCTTCCCATGCCCTCCAGCGAGGTAATGCACAAATGGAAAACTGGCAAGCTCCATTCGGGTTCAAAGAGTGGACCGAAAGTAAAAAATCAAAAACAGGCCGTCGCTATAATGTTGTCCGAAAAGGCAACGGAAAAGAAACACGGCGGTAAGTACCCTGAAAAGGGTCGCCGCAAGTAATCCGCCACTCGGCGGTGTTCTAGGAGAGAAGAAATGCCCAGACAAGGTTATTACGCATACATTACCCCGATTGAACGGCCAGGATATGGCGGGGGTCCCGTTGACCCGGATTGGGGCGTCGATGAAGGCGGCCATCCCGATCAGGGGCTTCCAGGCGGGCGTCCGCCACATGTCGGCAATCGGCCCCCCGGTTCCGGCGATTGGCGTCCAGGCGGAGGCTGGGGCGGCGAGCATCCCGGCAACCGTCCTCCCGGAAGCCGGCCAGTTCGCCCAGGTCAGGGGCTTCCGCGCCCCGGTCGTCCGGTTGATCCCGGTTACGGCATCGAGGAAGAGGGCGGCGGCGAAGCTGGTCAATTGCCAGTCTGGCCGGTTGATCCGACCCATCCGATTGCGCCCCCGATCCCCGGTGAACCGAATCCTCCGGTTGACCCCCCTCCGGGAACAGTCTGGCCGCCGCTTCCCCCAGGAACGGTAACTGGCAAGGCACTCGCGTTGGTTTGGATTCAAGGCGTCGGGTATCGTTACGTCGTGATTCAAATCTCTCCACCGGCACCCGATCAGGGCTTGCCGCCGGGAACCGGCGAACCGACTGAACCGCCAACCCCACAGCCGAAGGGACTTCGGCGCTAAATTCGAGCCGTTTGCCTCACGGTTCGGGTCGGAACCCCGCAATTGCGGCCTCCCCGGCAAACGCGGGGTTCCGTTATACAAGAAAGAGGGATTGACAGGATGACCCCGCTGTGTTAAAATGGGGACTTAAACAGGAGCTAGTCAATGAGACGCATTTTGTTAGGCGCAACGATTCTTGCCGCAATCGGTGCGAATCCAGTTCAAGCGGCAATTCAGGTAAGCGTTGAGAACATCGGGTCTGTATTCAACGAGAGCCTTGCGCTCCCGGCTGAAGACACCCCTGGTTCGGGCATCAGCTTCGAGCAGTTCTTTGAGTTCTCTCTGCCCGTCAAAGAAGTGGTAACGATGTCGGTAAGCGACAGCGGCATCGGTAGTGAGAAGATTGTGGGCGGCGTATTCAGCCTTAACAACCACACTACAACCGGCCCGGGACCTTTGTTCATTCCGGCTGGATCGTTGATCGATAGCTCACCATTGTCCAACTTCGCTGGCGGACAGGAAGCAATCGTCGGTCCCAACACCCTCGTGGCAGGTAATTATTTTGCCGAAGTGTCGGGAGCAAGCGGCGTGTCCCCAATCCATCTTGCGATCGATGGAAAGGTGA